CATCACTGGATTTCCATTGTATTTCCAATCATACATATTGGCAAACACTTCATCATAATTTAAATTTTTATTAGATAAATAATATCCCCTACTGTGTCCTTGTCCAAAATATTTTTGTTTATTTATTGCACCAAAAAAATCATTTGTAGATCCCCAATAATATAGATATTTGTCCTTTGGAATTTCTGGAAATAAATTTTTACCATTATAATAAGGTGTTCCCACAGTTCTACTTCTTCGAGTTTGAATTGCTAAACTTCTGTCATTTATTTTTAATATTCCTTTAGGATCAAGTTTTTTAAATTTTTCTGCCCATTTTGAAGCAGTATTTTCTCTTAAATCTAAATTTTCATCACTAACCATAAATCTTGTTTGCCATTCATTTAATTTTTGTTTAAATCTTGGGTGTACAAGATGTTGTGTTCCTTGTTGATATGATAGCTTCCTTGTGGTATGTACAGAATGTCCTATTTCGTGAACTACAACTGCATTTCCATTACCTGTGTTAAACCAACCTGCCTTTCCTTTCTTTATTCCAAAATGTACAGTATTAGTTGATGGTCTATAAAAAGATGATTTTGCTCTTTTATCAAGTTTAAAGTTTACAGGTTTTACAAAATTTCTTAAATATCCATCATCTTTTGGTAGTTCATAACCTAATCTTTTTAATTCATCAATTTCTTTTGGATAAAAATTTGGTTTTTCATCTTGAACCACTCGTTGTCTTGGAACTCTAACTGGCATAGGTACTGTTCCTTGTGGTATCGCACCCTGTATGATTTCTTCTTTAGGGAATGGTGCATTTGTACATCTACAATTAATGACATTTGCAGCACTTCCTCTACTATCGCCTGGATAACTCAATTCCTCACCACCAACTAAAAAGTTTTTGTCCATATCAACTATTTGTCCATTGGCTTGAATATGATCTATTCTTGTTCTATTATCAAAAGTTGCAATCCATTCTTTTTGAAGATTCTCTTTGCCAAAAACATCAGTAGCACTTTGATTGGTCGCATAATTTGCTGCATTAACACTTTCGGTTCTAACAATTCTTTTTGCATTTACAACCGACATATCTTTAAACTTCTTTCTTAATATTCTTCCTGCTTGTACCTCATTCATTGATTGAAAGTCAGGATCTGCCATATATCTTTTTAATGTCTTTATTAATTCTTTTTTACGATTACCACCAACACTCACAACTCTTGCACCTGCTACTTGACTACCTATATATGCAAACTTTTCATTCCATATATCCTCATATTCGATATGAGTGTTTTTAGTTATGTATTTCTGAAAGTTTTGAGCATACCACTTAGCAAACTTATTTCCAACCTCTTGATACAATCCTACATAAAGATTTATTAGATCGCTATCCTTAAATTTAAATTGCAAGTCAGGTATTTGTTTATTGGCTTTTAAAAACTCATCGATTATTTGATTGTTTTCACTAACAAGATATTTTGTCCATTTCTTGTCTTGTTTTGCTTCTTCAATGTCTAATTGATTAAGCCAATCCTTATGATAAGTTTTTTTGAATTTTTTAGTCAGCATTTTGAGAAATCTTTTTAGCCCAAGAAATCATTGCTTTACCACCCCAAAGATTATAAGCTACATACCCTTTGTCTTTATAAGGTTCGTTTCTGTAATCCTCTGATATTTTTGCATTATCCTCGTGTCTTGCTAAAAAGCTATTAATTCTTTTTACTGTATCAAGTGATATTGGTTCTCTATTTGCAAGTTGATTTGCTCGTTTCCAACCAACTTCTGTACCACCCTTAACAACATCACGACCATATTTCTCTCTCCACTCTAACATTCTCTTTGCATTGTTGGTAGCACCTTGTGGGTAATTAGTGTAAGAATCTTGTTTTTTAGTTATTTCTTGATTATTAGTTTTAACATCTTGTCCAATAATCGCAATATAATCTTCGTGTGATGCACACGGCATATAAATAGCATTGCCATTATCATCGTGTGAATGAACACCTGAACAACCAATCGCTTCTGCTCTTTCACTTGCTTCTGTTTCACTTGTAAAAACATCTGTGCGAACCTCTCTCTTAACATCAAGAAGTTCATCGTAATTTACTTTAACACTTTTGAAATCATCTGCAATCACCTCATCTTGTAATGGCATAAGATTCATTGGAATATAGTAATCATTAAGTTTTTCATTGTCAGCTTCAACACCATAACTCATTGCTTGTCTTTTCTCATTTGGAGTAAGCCACCAAGCCTGACTCATTTGACCAACAACTTTATCCATTTCCTCTTGCATTTCAGAAATACTTGTATAATCAAAGTCAATGTATAGTTTGTCGCCATAAGCAGGAACTAACCATCTGTTTAATTCATCTTTAATTTTATTAAGTTCAGGAATTACTGCATTTTGATACAATGTCTTTTTAGCTTCTATTACATTGTTGTAAGTAGATGATTCGGTATTGTTTAAAAGAACTGCAGGAACAGAATAAATATTACATAAATCCTTAATACTTGCATTGTACTGCTCTATTAGAGATAAATCAGATGCACTCATTCCAAAGTTAATCCAAGATAATTTCTTTGGTGTTATTACAATATCACCTGCATTATTAGAACCTTGATAGTTTTGCTTGAACTTTTCTTTTAATTGTTGTGCTTGAACTTCATTAATATCCCCCTCATCACTCATAAGCACACCTCTTGCAGTTTGATTCTGTAAATACTTCGCACCAGTTGAAACTGCTTCGTTATTCGTATCTAATGATCTTAAACCTGCTTTAAGTGGCGACATTCCGTATAAATGACTACCAGTTCCATCATAATAAGGGTTAAAATCTTTAATGTGGCAAATATCCTCTGCTGCCATTTTATATTGACCATTGTACTCTAATGAGTATGATTTTACTGGATCAAATATACCACCACTATTAATCTCTACCTTTTGACTTGGCAATACATATAATTCTTTGAATTTGCCTTTATTAGCACCTGTATCAGGTTTTAAACCATAGATGTAACGATTACCAGTTAGTTTACCAAAAGCAATTATCTCTTGAATCCAAGCATTGTATGATTGTGCAGGATTAGGTCTTGATAGTAGTTCGTGTAATTCAGTATCTGCTACTTCTTCAAGAGCGTGTTTCCTTATCATTTCTGCTTTGTGTAATGCAGAACCATTGGCGATACCACTTGTCATCGATTTATATCTCTTTAACTCATTCTCATTTTTAATCTCATATATCTGAAATGGAATTGTCGCAGCAGTTTTTGATATTAAATTAACTATCGAATATATAGTTGAATTGTATTGATACCCCTTTTCGATGTATGTGCTATCGTTTTCAGGATTCCAAATAATACTATTACCTAAGTAGTTATATATCGCTTTATTAAACTCTGCATTAGTTTGTTGAAAATTCTTTGATATGAGTTTCTGAAATCTTGATAAAATTGATGCCATTGAATAACTTTTATTTTACAAAAATACTAATTAAATTACAAAAAAGTTTTCTTTCTTACCAAAGGAGGAATAAACGGCATAACGAATAGAATCCATTAAGTGATTTTCCTTGTCTTGTGGCTTATTTATTATTGTTCCATCTTTTAATTGTTCCCAATAATAGCTTTGATATTCCCGTAATATGTTCTTTGATTCGTTGCTTACAATAATATCGTATTCTTTTAATTTAGATATTCCTGCATTTATACTTCCTTGACCTTTTGTTGCAGGTTTTATATATAACCCTAATCTTCTCATCTCCTCAATAGATTTTGGTTCAGCAGAATCAGCATAAGTAATTACCTCGCCATACCCTTTAGCTTTTAATATATCTACAATATCGCTATTAGTTAAACCTTTTTGGTATAATATCTCGTGCAAGTACACCCTATCGTGCTTTTTAAAGACAAGAACACAAGCAGTTGGATCATTGCTATACCCATAGTCAATTCCGACTATTCCCTCTACATCTAAATCAAATTCAGGAAATTCATCATAATCAATAAAAGTCCAGTTGTTAAATATTTGTCTTGCACTAAAGATTGCTTTTAATCCCTCTCCGTAAACTCTCCAGTAATCAGGATCACGAAGTTTCATTCTCTCTATTTCGTGAACTAACTCATCTGACAAGAAGTTGTTGTCTTTGTATGTTGTTACCCAAGTATCGCAATCATCTCTTGGAATAAGGTCGTTATAAATCCAATGGATAGGATCAGATGGGTTAAAATCAACAATTAACATATCAGTAGTTCTCATATTGATTTGTCTAAAATCCTCTATGTTTAATTCATTTCCCTCATTTAAAAATGCAATGTTTCTTTTTCGCCCTCTTATTTTTTGTGGTTCATCTACCGATAAGAATTCTATTAAGTGGTCATTGTACTTAAAAGTATTATCAGCTTTATTGTGAACTCCTGAATAATAGATTCCAGTTTCTTGTAGCACTATCATTATGTCTCGCATCACACTTCCTCTTAATGCAGGTAATGTCTTACGAACGATAGATATTGTCAAAGGTTTCTTAGATGTTGTAATAAGATAAACCAGGTATTGACAAACGGCTACTGTTTTTCCACTTCTTGTTCCTCCTTGATGGACTTTAAATCTTTTTTCTGATCTAATAAGGTCGTAGAATTGTCTATTGCATCTTTGTTCAACTTTCTTGGTGGTGTCCATTCTATAATGGTTGATTTAATTTGATTGTCGTGTACTATCTCTTGTCTTTCAACATAACCTCTTTTCTTTCCCTTTGTCTTTAGAAGAAAGATTGTAGCAGTTGTATTGCCCTCACTTATTTGTTTGTGTAGTTGTGATTCAGCAAAATCAAGTGCAATGTTCTCAATATCTTTTACTTGCTTTGCAAATTTTTCATCTTTGTTAAGATAGTCATAAAATGTAGTTCTGCCAATTCCAACTTTCTTACAAGCAGTTGTAACAACTCCAAGAGATTTTTCTAATGCTGCGATAATTGCTTTTTTAGTATGTTCGGTTTTGTTTGTTTTCACTTTACAAAAATACATAAAAAAACCCACCGATTAAAGTGGGTTAATTTTAAAACAATGATCTAAGATTAATTAAACAATTCTTACAATTAATCTTTCTTTACCAAATTGACTTTGTAAAGAATTTTTAACATCATCAATTGTTACATTCCATTTAACAAGAAGATTTATTAATTTTTTATTTTCAATTGTAATCCATCTTGTATTGTTAGAAGTTACATTAAATTCAGTAGAGATTGAATCAAACTTATCATTAATAATGCTACCTATTTCTAAAAAAGTTTGTGCTTTGTCATTCATAAATGACTGTATAAATATATTTTCCATTTTTTTCATTTTAATTATTTTTAGTTATTATTAGTTTTTAATTATACTGCAATATAAAGAATATTTTACAATATAAAAAATATTTTATGTAAATAATTAGTAAATAATTGCTAACTAATTGATAATCAATGAGAAAAATTTTATTCTTCTTCGTTAGGAGTAAAGTAATTTATGTTGATTATTACAAAGAAAAAGATAATTTGTATGGTGTGTCGTAGATCATCGGCTATATATTCCAATCCCTCAATATCTTCATTAGAGTAGTTAAAACCTATTCCAAAACCCCTCATTACAGATATACTGACATCAAACATAAAACAAATGTACTAAAAAGGTATGTTATCTTTTATTACTTCGAACCTTTGTTTGTCTTTATCAATTTCTTTATAAACACCCCCATTGTGAAAGTCGGGTGCTACCATAAAATCACCTTGTTTACCATTCTCTTTTCTTTTAACCTTTTGCACATATATTTGAACACTATCGCTATCATATATGGTTTTTTGTCCAAGATTACGATAAACAGTTATACAATTATATGCCTTGTTAAAAAAGTCAGATGACTGGGAAATGTCATAAGGATTCGGTACTCTATATTTACCATCAACACTTTCCATCTTTCTTGGGTGTGCAACAAGAAATAAATGAGTATTGGTTTGTTGGCAGAATTGGGTAATCTCTGATAGCAGTTTTCCTACATAAGTAAAATCTCTTTGTGCAGAATGGTCTAACATATTATATGGATCAATCACACATACATTTACACCTTTTTGGAATACAAGTTGCTTAAAAGCATCTAAAATGCCTTTTAGGGTTAAGTTTTCAATGTCTATTCGAACAAAGAAAAAGTGTTCCTCTATAAATGTTTTTGTATTGTTTAAATCTTGGGTAGTACATTCTTTCTCATTTATCTTATTTGCTAACCTTTTTATGTGCGATTCATAAGGGAATGATTCAGGTGAAAACATTGCTACTCTAAAGTTTTCTTGTAATGCAAGATTAACACATATTTGGTCGATGACATCTGACTTTCCTGCATTTGGAATCCCTGTGCATACAGTCCATTCTCCGAAGCTAATGTTATAATACTCAGTAGAGTTTCCCAATCGCACATTATAATTCTTGATTCCATTCTCATTAAAGTTTAAAACACTTTCCCAAATATCGTTAATATTTAGAACACCCTCTATCGGAAAGTTCTTTGCTTTACTAACAACTTCTCGAAGTTCACTTGCACCTTTGTTGATTAATATATCGTTAGCATCTTTGTAATCGCCAAACTCTACATACTTACACCTACCTTGTCCAAATCTTCTTGCAAGTTCACCTCGAAGTGATAGTCCTGCCTGGTCGTTATCTGTGCATAATATAATCTCTGTTTTATCTACAAAGTATTCCCAACAGTTATCAAGATATTCTAATCGTTGTGATCCTTTAGATGCACCATTAGGAACTGAACAAACACTATAAAGACCTGCTTCGTGTAATGATAAAGCATCTATTTCACCCTCTACAATGTAAATCTTTTCCATTTCCTTGATATTGTCAAGTCCATAGAAGATTAGTTCAGCATCTTTAAAAAGTTTAAAGTTCTTTTGACCATCACGATACTTGATGTTTATTAATTGTTTTTCACGATAGTAATTAAAGTTGATTGCTATTCTTTCTTTTTTGACTTGTGGAAAATACTCTATGGATTCGCTAATGTTCCAATTTACGATTGTGGTTTCTGATATACCTCTTTTAGCAAACCACTTTAAAGTTTTATCTGATAATTCGGATTTAACCTCAATAGGTTTTACATATTCTTTTTTTGGTTGAAGATTTACATTACCACTATATCCGCAATGATGACAGTTGAATAAACCTTTTGGTTCATTTATGGATAAGCACTTTTCGGTTTTCTTTTTTCTTGTACTACTGCACTTTGGACAAGTAGTGTGAAACTCCCCTTGCTTGAAACCGATGTCGATTCCAAAATCTAAAAATTTATCTTTCATTCTTTTTTTTCTTAATCTATTAATTTACTAAATTTAAAATCTTTTTCAATATATGTAGCTAAATCTTCACCTAATAAGTAAACTTCTTTTTTTTCAGTTTCATCTT